ACGACTTTGGTACAGCTTCAGACACAGGTGTTATACAACCTGCTACATTTAATGTATCAAGCACTGGCGACTCTGTAGTTATCTTTGGTGCTACAGGTTCTATATTTGGGACTTCTACCTTTGGTGGAGAATTAGACAAAGTATATAACAACAATATTATTGGCTCAGGTAAAACCATAGCTATTCGTATAGAAGATGGTTCTACCAACCCCTCATTTACTCTGGACACAATGCTCCTAGAGTTTGCACAAAACGACAGACAGTAAGGACGCAACACATGGCTGGTTACACACGTACAGATACAGCAAACGAAATTGCCAATGGTAACGTAGTTGATGCAGACCTCTTCGATGCAGAGTATAATGCAATTGAAGGGGCGTTTAACGCTACCACAGGCCACTCTCATGATGGTACTGCTGCTGAAGGTTCTCCCATCACTAAGGTAGGCCCAGCGCAAGACCTTATTATATCTGCTGCTAAGGTAGAAGCTAAGACAAGTGCTACACTTGATCTAGGCTCTAGTGCTGTGCGATTTAAAGATGCGTACCTGTCAGGGGATCTTGATGTTGACGGTACTCTTGATGTAGCTTCTAACGTAGTTATTGGCGGTAACCTTACTGTTACAGGTGCAGCTACAATTAACGGCAATCTCACGTTTGGTGATTCTGCTGCAGATAGTGTGGCATTTGGTGCTGACATTAATAGTAGCATTATCCCTAACTTAAATAATACATATGACTTAGGTAGTACCACAAAAGAATGGAGAAACCTCTATATTGATGGGACTGCTAATGTTGACACTCTTTTAGCTCTTACTATTACAGCCCCTGTAATTAATGCTACTACATTTACGGGTAACTTGATTGGTGGTACAGCAGGAACACATACTGGTCCTGTAACTGGTGATACTACTGGATTACACACGGGTAACGTAACAGGTAACGTAACTGGTAATACTGCAGGAGTACATACAGGTAATGTTACAGGTAACGTAACTGGTAATACTGCAGGAGTACATACAGGTAACGTAACTGGTAATACTGCAGGAGTACATACAGGTCCAACTGCGGGGGTACATACTGGTAACGTAACTGGTAATGCATCTACTGCAACTAAGTTAGCTAATGCTCGTACTATTGATATCACAGGGGATATAACTGCAACTGCTGTAGCCTTTGATGGCTCTGGAAACATTGCTATCTCTGCATCAGTTAATGATGATAGCCACAACCACATTACTGGCAACATTGATGGTTTAGCTGAGTATATCCAAGACACTGTTGGTGGTATGGTTACGGGCAACACAGAGAGTGGTATTGCTGTTACATATGTTGATGGTGATGGTACACTAGACTTCAATGTTAATGACCCTATTATTACTCTTTCAGGTGCGGTAACTGGCAGCGGTACAATGACTAACTTGGGTAACGTATCTATTGCTACAACAGCTACTGCTGATCCTACCCTAACTCTTGCTGGTGATCTGTCAGGCTCTGCTACATTTACTAACTTAGGCAATGCTACACTTACTGCTGTAGTAGCAAATGATAGCCACACACACGATGGCCGATACTACACTGAAACAGAGTCTAATTCACGTTTCACAGCATCCGCTGGTGATGTAATGACTGGTTCATTGCGGTTTAATGATAACGTATTATTGACGCTAGGTACAGGCGCGGATGCTGAGCTTTTCTGTAATGGTTCGCATCTATACATGGACCTTAATGCAGGTATCGGCAACTTCTACATCCGTGACGGCTCAACTACACGCTTTACTTTCGACGATGCAGGACACTTCACCGCAACAGGTAACGTGACTGCATACTCTGACAGACGCCTCAAGTCTGATATTGTTACAATTCCTAATGCTTTGGATACTGTATCTAAACTCCGTGGTGTTAACTTTACTAAAGATGGTAAAGCGTCTACAGGTGTTATTGCTCAAGAAGTGCAGGAAGTAGTGCCAGAGGTAGTACACGAAGGTGAAGAGTATCTCTCTGTAGCTTATGGTAACCTTGTTGGTGTGCTTATTGAGGCAGTTAAAGAGCTTAAAGCTGAAGTTGACGCTCTAAAGAAGGTTTAATAGCATGGCTTTACAATCATCAGGTACTATTACGCTAGCACAGATACAAGCAGAGTTTGGTGGGTCTAACCCTATCAGCCTCTCTGAGTATTACCGTAATGGCTCTTATGTTACATCTAACAATACAAGTGTACCAACAAGCGGCGATATCAGCGTATCTAACTTCTACGGAGCATCAAAAATAGTAACAAGCTCATCTATTGTTGGTCATGCAAATAAATCTGGGGATCATACTACCGTCACACTTCCTACGGGACTTCAAGTAGGTGATATCCTTGTCGTATCACGATCAGGATATAGTGGTAGCTCAAGCATACCAACAGGTTGGACACTTATAAAGTTTAAACATAACGGCAATGGTATCTATTATGACTGGGGTTCGCTACTGGCTTATAAAGTAGTTACTAGCACATCTGAAAGCGGCACGAATGTAGGGTCATTTGGCAACGGCTACAGCAACACAGGCGCAACTGTTTGGGCTATTAGACCTAACATACCTGCTTCTCAGATCAACATCTTAGATACTTTCGGGTATGCTGGTAGAAACGCAGGTGGGGCAACTACAATTAACTCTAGTAACAGTGCTTTCTGCACAATTTCTCTAGCATCTATGGGTTTATTGAACACATCGGACAGTAACACAAGTCTAATAGGTACAACAACCAATGCGGGTATATTTAGAAATAGTGCTGGTGGTACTGATCCTATTTCAGGGTCACAGAACTTCTTAACTGGTCAATACGATGCCAGCGACGACAACCATGATGGTAACGTCGCCTACGCGCTATGCCAAGTTCCAGAAAACTCTGTAGACATCTATGCCAGTAATAATAGTGGCATCGTGAATTCTATGGTTTCTGCTTATTTGGAGATTATCTAAATGTCATATGTATTAGGATCACGAAGCTTACAGACCCTAGAAGGGGTACATTCTGACCTTGTAGAGGTAGTTAAACTAGCCATTACTCTCACTGAGCAGGACTTCTCTGTAGGTGAGGGTATCAGATCTATAGAACGACAGCGGGAGCTTTTAGCTTCTGGTAAGACCACAACAATGAACAGCAGGCACCTTACAGGTCACGCTGTAGATCTCTTTCCATACCCTGTTTCGTGGGACTGGAAATACTTTCACCCTATTCATGCAGCTATGGAGTCCGCAGCAGAGACGCTAAACGTAGAACTTACTTGGGGTGGTGATTGGAAAAGTTTCCCTGATGGCCCTCACTTTCAACTTGCATGGAAAGCTTATCCAAAATGACCACAGAACCTTGGCACTTATCAAAAACAGTACCTGCAACCTTAATCTTTGCTATAGCTATGCAGACGGTAGCTTTAATTTGGTTTGTCGCCTCATTAAATAGTTCTGTAGAATCTAATAGGACCAGCATTATCAGGTTACAGACTAAGACAGAAACTATGGAACAGATCGTTCAACAGCAAGCTATATCAACTGCACGTATGGATGAGAATATCAAAGCTATTCGTTCTGCTGTGGAGACTATGGCTGGACGATGAAACCTAAGACGTACAAACGTGAGATAGCTATACTATTATTTATCTGGCTAGCTTATATTGTGGAAACAAAAGATGTTAATGTTATTGAAATCTTGGTGTGGCCGATCTTCACGTTTAGTGCTTTGGCTTTTGGCATGGACTGGTTTGGTAAGTCTGGCGGCTTGCGGGGCCAACCCACTGAGCCTACTGACGGGCGGGGGTCCGAACGTAGCAGCTAACACACAGCTAGGTAAAGAGAACAACCAGACCATTGGTACTGTCAGTAACACTAGGCCAACGGTACGAATAGAAGCACCTGTAGATACTGTAGTACAGGATACTAGCACTACTAAGAACACTGAAGTTGACCCTCTTATGTTGCTTCTACTAATTACAGGATGGTTAGCTCCTAGCCCCGGTGAAATAAGTAGAAACTTTGTAGGATTATTTCGTAGAAGGGCTTGACTGCTATTGCTTTATATGCAGCTAAGTGATATAACTACCATTAATAAGGACTATTATAATGGCTAAACGATTTGGTGGCTTTACACCTGAACAGATGGGAAAGATTATTCCTGAAATGCAGGGTATGCAGGCTGATGAGCAAGCTAGATTCTTAGCCTCTCAGCCTGGCGCTGCTGCTCGTGTAGGTAAGATGAGTGAATTAGCTGAGAAGCGCATTAACATGGCTTATGGTGGTTATGTAAAAGATTATGCTGCTGGTGGTACTGTAACGCCCAGCGCACTAGATGTAGCACAACAGACCTATGCTGACTCTGAAACAGCCCTACAAGCTGCAAGAGATGCTCAGGCAGCTAGCCCTGAAGATACAGCACTACAAGACACTCTTACTTCTGCAGAGGCTAGTGTTAATCTAGCCCAAGAGGGTGTAACTTCCGCTGAAGCAGCATTTAAAGCTACTAATGTACCTACCAGTTCTGAGCTAGTCTCTGGCGCTATTAATGACCCTACATCAATGACCACTAAGAC